GTCATCTCCTAACTTCGTAAGATTAATCTGTCCTTGTATCATCTCTGTTGTTGTACCAATAGAAGATGCAGTATCTATTGTGTTACCCCACCAAGTACTATCGTATATTTCGTTTGCCATCTTTTTGTTTTTTGTCTTTTGTTAAATACTTTTTTAACTTTACAACGTTTTCCTTTTTTGGTTTATAACACCCACCCATTGAATAAATCGTTTGTATCAGGACTTATATCCTCATTGTTATTACTATTGTATTCAGGAAAATCTTCCTCGTGAAAAGAAATATAATCTATAAATCTTCTCGTATAATATTCAGCAAAGTTTCTTTCCTTGTTTACCAAGTAATCAACCTCATCTTTAGAAACACTATCAGCATTTTCTGAATTATGCTTACTTATTCCTCCATTCTTTATTTGATATGCAGCGAAAGGTAAGTACTGCATCATAGCATAGTGTATCAACATTGGTTGTACATAATCTTCAACTAATGCTAAATAATTACCTGTTAAATTATCTGCTATAATATCTGCACTAATCTTGTTGTATAAATCAGTACCTAAATAATTCTGTATATCTATCTGTTGTGCAATCTTGATAAACTGTATAAACTTGTCTGTGTCTACATTCCCATCAAGGATACTATTCTTTACTAAATCCGTTCTACTTATAAATAATGCCGTTGCCATATCTTATCCTTTATAATTTGGGTGGTGTCCGTTATTAGGCATATCCTTTGGTGCTATTTCTGCCGTTTTATATTCTTCTCCTTTTGGTTCGTAACTCTTCGGTATGCTATCAACTTCTTTACCTTTTGAAATATACTTTTCTGTTTTAGATTTTAACCTATAAAGATTCTCATTCCAAAAGTGTCCACAGTTAACACCACCCTTGTATTTAAAAAGTGAATACGAATTACCTTTATGACCGAATGACCTATTAACCCCTTGAAAACTTGCTTGGTCTATATCTTCTTTTCTGTAAACAACACCTTTAGCAGTTCTACCCATCATTGTAGTACAAAAGTTTCTTGAGTTACCGCTTGAATACTTTTCTGAATATTCATACCTAATCTTATAAAAACTCTTATCCAACCTACTTTCTCCGTTTGGTTTTGATTTAATAAAGTCAGCTAATTTCTGCAAACCTGTTTTCTTTTCCTTTACTAAACTATTCGCCCAATCTTCTACGCTTTCGTTATCTTCTGAATATTCCCTTTTTTCTACAAGTTCCCACTCATCAGATATATCTTCTCCATCTAAAGCATCAAGCATTTCTTCATCATTGAAATCTTCATTTTCTTTAGCTAACTTTACACCTGTTTCCTCTTCTCTTGTTTCTCCATCAACTACATTATCTAACTCTTTAAATTCTAAAGGTTGTAATGTCTTAAAATAAAGGTTTAAGCTAATATCATTGTAAGCAAGTATATCATCAAAGGCATTTATTAAAAGTGTCTGAAATGGTCTAATAACTGTGTTGTCCATTAACAAAGATGCAGTTTTTAATTCTTCTGCATTGTTACCTAATCCACTACTATCTTTTACACCTAATAACATAGGAGATACAACTCGGTGTGCTACCATAATCTTACGCATACTTTCATCAGAAAGAAATTGGTATTGGTTATGTGCATCACTTAATTGAATTGGTTCTATACTTGCAGCAGTATTCGCATCATCGTTAAAAGATAAAATAAACTTACCACTATTAGAAGAACCACTAAACTTTTGATATATTCTATTTTCTATTAATTGTCTTTGTTCAGGGTCAGGAGTACCATTATTGAAATTGATTAACATACTTGGTGCTAATCCATTCATAATATTGTTTAAGTGATAGTTAGAAATCTCTTCTTCTAACTCTGCATACTGAATACCTCCTTGATAATCAACAGGAGAATAGTATTTATACCCTGCTTTGTAAGGTTGTACATAATAAATCTGAATAGCTTCCTTACCATAACCAAATGCTTCAATCCTTTTTAAAGTATCATTCTTTTTATAGTTTGCCCAATCAGGGTGCATATAGTACGCTTCAATTTCTCCTTTCTCGTTACACTTTTCTGCTCTTAATGTTTCAACAGGTATATGCTCAACTCTTGCAATAGTTTTTCTATCTTTAGAATAAATAACTTGCATTGCACATTGACCCATTAACTTTAAATCAGATGATAACCTTCTTACACAGTCATCGTGGAATAAAGTAATCATTTGAGCATACGCTTCGGGTTTCCTATTGCTATCCGTTGCATCTAAACCTCTACCAAATATCATTTCTGACATTCCGTTTATAATAGCATTGTTTGTAGCACTACCATTATATCTATCAATTAAAAACTGAAAGTAATTATTGTCCTCTCCATAAGAAACAAAGTTGTCTGTTTTTGTTTCCTTTATTTTAGGACTTGTGTAAGTTGATAAATTCAATACTCTTAAATCATTCATATTATAAAACTATATAATCGTTATTACCATCTTTACTTACATACTCATCTTTGTTAACAGAATAGTAATCGTTGGTATCTTGGTTTATTGTTTGGTCTGTACAGAATATTTTATCCAAATAAACTACTTTAGAGCCATTTAAAAGGGTTAAATCATAATACCTACCCTCTTTTAGATTAAACGCATAAGAAACGCTTAAATAATCCTTATCGGTAACAGTATTTACACTTGCAGTAGTAACCTCATTGGTACTATCATCTCTTAATTTTAAAGTAACAGTACCCACATAATCTCGTGGTATTACCTTTATAGTTTGTGCATCTGTACTTGTCGTTAAAACTTTCATATTAGTATATAGTAATAAAAAGTATTTTTTGTGTGTGTTAGTAAAAAAGCATAGCTTTTAGAATAAAAAAAAGGGTATCCGTTAAGATACCCCTTTAAAATAAATAGAATTATTGATTATGCCGTTGGGTCAATTTGAACCGCAGATGCATCGTCTGTAATTACTGTTGATGTTACAAAGTAAGGAGGTGCAGTTTCTTGTGCTACTATCGTTAAAGAGTATCCACTTAAATCTCCCATTGCTGCTCCACTTGTAATAGAACCACCTGTTACCTCTGCTCCGTGTTCTAATCCTAATAAGAAAAAGTTTCCGTTGTAATCTTCGATAGCTACGTGAGGTCTTGCGTGTGCAATTAATTTTAATTCTTCTTGTGTTGCTTTATCTTGAAAAGTTAAAGACATAGTTAAAGTACTTTCATAGAAAGTTGTACCATTTTCTCTTGATGAGTTAATTGCAGTTTCTAAAGCAGAACTACCTTTTACATCAAATTGGAAAAAATCAGGAGTACCTGCTAAAGCAGTAATCTCTCCTGCTGAAATAGAAGCATCTCCTAAAGTTCCATAGTCCGCAAAGTAAATAGTTTTTATACCACCTACTGCTGACTTACAAGGTACTTTTCTTCCTGTTGTTAATGAACAAGCCATATTTTTATATTGTTTTAAATAAAAAAGGGTAGATGTGCATTAAGCATACCCACCCCTTTTAATGATTATTAATTATTTATTAAGAATAAAGTACGATATCTCCACCGAATACGTGTTGTACACCTGCGGTAAATCTCATAATTACTCTAACATTCATATCCCCTAAAGTTTCACTTGTATCAATCACTCGAACTTCGTTTTGGTCTGATAATAAACCTGTTCCGAAATATAAGTTTGATTTTTGTGCAGCTACCATAGTGTCATCTGCTAATCCTTTAGCAACGAAAATGTTTACACCATCGAAAGATAACTCTCCTCCGTTGTACCATTGAGTTCCTTTGTTGTCAGAACCATTTGCTCCAATAGTTGCAGCGAATCCTCCTAATGCTCTAATGTATGCTCTTGCTACGTTAGAAGAAACATATAAAGTCAAATCTTCTTGCCCATATACGCTTGTTGGAATAGCATCTACCACTTTTCCTAATTCAGCAATTACGTTTGCAGCAGTTACAGTTGTAGCAGCTACATCGATTACATCTGTATCAGCAGTTAACTTTGCAGTAAACCCATCAAATTGTCCACTTGTTGCAGTAGAACCACTCCAAATGTTTTTCTCTGTTCTATCAGCTACTTTTGCAGCAACGTGAGAAATTACAAATTCAGCGAAAGATGGTGCTAAATTATCGAATGCAGAATATCCCATTTGAGCAGCTTCCCAAGAATTATGTAGGTCTTTTTTACATAGTTCTAAATTTACTTGAAACTCTTCAGGTTGTAATACTGCTTCTGTTAAAGTTAAAGTTCCTTGATTTGTTACGAAATCACAAGATGCATCTTTTACGATGTCATCAGTTGCTCCTTTTTGGATAACAGATTTAAACTTTACGTTTGGTAGAATTGAAATAGCACCACTATCTAAAGTTGATGCTGATAATAATGCAGCAGCGATATACTTACCACTAAATTCTCCTGCATAAGTTGATGTTAAAGATACACTCATTTTATTTAATTTATTTGTTATTAAAGTTTATTCATTTTACTCATTACTCTATCCAATGTAGACATCTTTCTTTTAGATGCAATATTGAATTTTAC